TATTGGATGGATGCACTGTATCCAGTACAGTGGTAGATACCTTTATTGGGACAGCTAGTAGGGTGTTGGATTCTGTATTTGATTCAGATACAACCATGACTGATGATCAATTACGAGATATTGAAACATGGCTTGCAGCACATCTAATATCCAGCACATTACATAGGCAGTCTAGTCAGGAAGAGGTAGATGGGGCATCTGTACAGTATACTGGTTATTGGAGTAAGAATTTAGATTCTACTTCATATGGTCAGATGGTGATGGTAATAGATACATCAGGAAAAATGGCAGGTGCAGGTAAAAAATTAGCTAGTTTGAAAGCTATAACAAGTTTTGACTAATGGGAATAGAAACATTTTTAAATCAGATATGTAAACAGACAGTGGTATATTGGACTAGCCCTGTGGCTGACGGGTATGGTGGATATACTTATGGTGATCCGGGAGAGTTAAAGTGTCGTTGGGCAGATGACCAACAGGTGTTTCAGTCTGATGATGGTGTTGAGCGTGTGTCTAAAGCGGTTGTTCATGTATTAGAAGATGTAGACATAGATGGTTTATTATATTTAGGGACATTGGATGATTTAGAGGATCTTTATGATGCTAGTGACGGTGATAGCAGTAGTGTGTGGTATGATCCTTTTTTAATAGATACAGGGCTTTGTATTATAAAGAAATTTACAAAGGTGCCTGCTGTAAGGTCTACAACAGAATTTGTACGAAAAGCATATTTGACAGGATGGCAAACATAAATACATTGCAAGGAGGTCGTAAGGTTATGGCTAATCTTAATTTGGAGATAGCTCGTATACAAGGAAGAAGTTTGAAGGGACTGATTTTGGGGGCTGCTATAGTAAGAAAAGATATGGAAAAAACTAACCCAAAGACTCCGGTAGATTATGGTAATTTAAAAGCATCTTTTTTTACTGTTACTGCTCGGGGGGTTAAGGTTGGTAGGACTGCTGGATTTAAAAGTGAGGTAGCTAGTAAAATGTCATCTGAGCATTCTTCAACACTTAGTGAAATACAAGGAATGGTGAAAGCTAAGTCTACAGGAGGGAATGTAATTTTAATGTTAGGATACAGTGCCAATTATGCTATGGCTGTACATGAACTTCTTGATATGAATTTACAACCTCGTTGGAGATATGGTCCCGGACCCGGAAAGAAAAGATGGTACAGACCCCGTGTCGGTGCTGGTCCTAAATGGTTTGAATCTTCTTTAAAAAGGAATAGTGCCAAGGTAGTGCAAATGATTGGAGCTAATGCAAAAATAAAAGGATAAAGATGAACGCAAGTAGTGTAGATATTGTCGCAATGTTAGTAGCAGATGCTACTGTTGATGTAACCTTTAAAACTAATTTGTTCATAGGGAAAGAGGAGAAAGCACCAAGGAATTGTGTTACAATATTTGACACATTTGGGAGTCCTCCTGATCTAGGATTAACAAATCAGGGGTATGAACGACCCTCTATACAAATAAGGGTTCGCAACGCAAGTTATGTAACTGGTTGGAACTTAATTGAATTGATAAAGACATCATTACATGGCCGGGCACAAGAGACATGGAATGATACTTTATATACCGTTATCTACTGTTCTAGTGGCCCCGCCCACTTAGATTGGGATGAAAACGGCAATGCTCGCTTTATTATTAATTTTAATTTGCAGCGTAGGGCTGCATAAAAAAGAAGGAGGCATATATGAGTACGAATGCTGTATCGGGAATCGGTACGAAATTTCAACGATGGACAGCAGCCGCATGGGCAAATATCGCTGAAGTGAACACAATAGCCGGACCGGGAATGTCAAGGGAAACAATTGATTGCACATCCTTGGATTCCACCGACGGATATCGTGAGAAAATTGGGGGCCTCAGAGATGGAGGAACAGTCGTTTTGAACATGAATTTTACTCGTTCAAATTACGATAATTTCAAAGATGACTTTGAAAGCTCCTCTCTTGGTAACTATAGAATTCATTTACCGGATGATGATAATACATCAGTAGAATTTGAGGGTTGGGTTTCAGAACTACCTTTGGATGTTAGTCCTGATGATCGCATCACAATGAATGTTACTATTGAGGTAACTGGGCCAGTCGAAACTGATTCAGGCGAAAGTGCTGGATTAGGAATGTAGACATATTTTACCTAATCAGGGTATTTTTATTTTTTATTTACTAACAACAATTAAATTCACTAATCATGGGATTATTAAACAGAAAACAATTACTTACAAAAGAAAAACTTGAAGTAAAAAAAGTAGTATTGGACAAAGACAATTTTGTTTTTGTAAAGCAAATGACCGGAGGGGAAAGGGATCGTTTTGAACAGTCACTTCTCAGACAGGTAAAGGATAACAAAGGTTTGGTAACAGGATTTGAAAGTGTTACAGAGAACTTTAGAGCAAAATTATGTGTGGTAACGGTATGTGATGAAGAGGGAAAGTTATTACTTGCTGCGGGGGATTTTCCTCTACTGAGTAATAGCATGAGTGCTGCAAAATTGGAGAAGATTGTTAATACTGCACAGGCATTAAACGCGATTACTGAAGAGGACAAGGAGGCAATAGTAAAAAACTCAGGAGTCGGCCAAGCCGACAATTCCAATTCAGGCTCTGCAAAGAAATAGGTGTAGAGCATCCGGACTACTTGTTAGAGGTTTTAACATCAAAACAGCTAAGTGAGTGGGAAGCTTATGATAGACTAGACCCAATAGGAAATTGGAGAGATGATTTTAGATTAGCTTATTTGAGTTCACTTCTTACCAATTTGACAATAAGTGTCCATGGTAAGAAAGGTGCGCAGAGCACTAACCCAATGGACTTTATGTTGGATTGGGATTTAAGCAAAGTAAAAGAACCTAAAAGGCAAAGTGTAGAAGAAATGAAAGCAGTTCTAAGGGGGATAGCAGATCATCAAAATAGGAAAGTTGAAAGAGAAAAAGGTAGGGTTGATTTAACAAATAGACCTCCAAAAAGATTTAGACAAACTAATAATCCAGGGCTATAAATTTAGGGGTAAGATTTAATTAAATATAAACTAACTAATTGATACTCAGATGAATCTAGGTACGATGTACGCGACTTTAGGAGTAAACACCGCAGGATTGGTTGCGGCAAATTCTGCTATGACAAACTTTCAGAAGAATACAATCACGTCTTTAAATATGATGTCACAAAGACTTCGTACATTTGGTTATCTATCTCTTGCTACTCTTACGCTGCCTATTGTAATGGCAGGAAAAGCTTCTGTAAAAATGGCTTCTGACTACGAGGCATCATTATCTAAAGTAATTGGATTGGTGGGCGTTGCTCGTAGTCAGGTTGAAGCTTGGGGGGAAGACATATTAAAAATGGCTCCCAAAGTTGGAAAGGGACCAAAGGAATTGGCTGATGCTCTGTATTTCATCACTTCTGCGGGTATTAGGGGTGCCGAAGCAATGGAAGTACTGGAAATGTCAGCAAAGGCTTCTGCCGGAGGATTAGGGGAGGTTAAGGCGGTAGCTGACATAGTTACGTCTGCTATGAATGCTTTTGGGATAGAAAATCTTAGTGCGGCAAGGGCTGTTGATGTTCTTACGGCAACGGTAAGGGAAGGTAAGTCAGAGGCTACGGCACTGGCTTCTACAATGGGTATGGTGTTGCCTATTGCTGCTGCTATGGGGGTTACATTCGATCAGGTAGGTGCTGCTATGGCTTCAATGACCCGCACAGGTACAAAAGCTCCTACGGCTGCAATGCAATTACGCCAGATATTAACATCAATACAAAAAATAAAACCTTCTTCGGATGCAGCCAAAGCTTTAGATTATATGGGGACATCTGCGGATGAACTTCGTAAAACTATAAAACAAGGGGGGTTATTACAAGTATTAGTAGATTTAGAACGGCTATCTGATGAATATGGAAATACGATTCTTGGTAGGGTGTTCCCTAATATAAGAGCATTATCAGGAGTTTTAGATATTTTAGGAAAGAATTTTGAAGAAAACAAGAAAATATTTTACTCAATATCAAGAGCAACGGGTTCGGCTAATGAAGCGTTTAAAGTGGCATCTCAAACAATTAAACAACGATTTAATGTTCAGATGGCAAAAGCTCAAGTAAGTGTGGTTAAATTTGGGGGAACTTTAGCAACGGTTATGCTTCCTGTATTTGAAAGATTAGGAAATTCCTTTGAGAGAGTTATAGCGCACTTTGATGCCCTGACAGATGCTCAAAAAAGAAGCAGGATTAAATGGTTGATATTTATTGCGGCGTTAGGTCCCGCTGCTATGGCATTAAGTCTTTTAGGATATGGTATATCTGGATTAATTACATTGGTTGCAGGACTTTGGAAAGGATTAACTCTTTTAACTCTTGTTTTAAAAGGGGTGACAGGAAATGTGGTGGCTATGGATGCAGCTATGGTTATGAATTTAAGAACTACAAAAATGTTAAGGGCTGTTTTAACAAGTCCATGGACGTTAGTAGCAGGAGCTATTGTGGTTGCAACGGTAGCTTTGGTTAAGTATATGAAGAAAATGGAGGAAATTCCAGATCGAATCACAAAACTTAAAGCTGGTTTTAGGTCATCTAAAGAGGAAGAGCCCTATTTTAAAGATATGTTGTCGGTTACGTTTGCAATGGACAAACCTCAATTAGCAGATTTACAAAATGGATTAGAACAAAGATTAAAAATATTAAAAGATAACCGTGTAAAAACGATAGCATTACAAAGAAATTGGTTTACTGATGATGCTAAATATTTAAACTTACAAAAAACATTACAAGAAGATCTAAATAATCTTGTTAAATGGCAGGGTAAAGGGGACGGCTTGAATGCACGAGTTACAGTTAAGGGATATGAATCAGATATTGTAAAAGATAAAAAAGATATTGCGGATTATATTACCAGTAAAACTGTGGGATTTGGAAAAGATTTTGATAATGTAAATACTAAAATCGCAGGTACAGAAGAAGCTTTAAAAAAGGTTGCTACGGTACTTGAAAATTTTCCAGTAGATCCTATGTTAGCAGAGATAGAAAAACAAAAAAAATTAAGGATTGAAACTGAAGCTGTAGCTAAAGTTTTCCAAAAGTTAGCAGAAGGTGAATTGCGTATTAGTCGTTCAACCAAATTAATGGGTAAAGGTTTTGATGTAGCAAAAGAAAAGACTTCTTTATACAATACAATAATAAAAGAATTAATAGGGACTACTTTACCAATAGCAGATGAACGGTTTCAACAATTGGCACGAGCTGTAAAATTAGTCAATACAGAAGTGGAGGCAATACCAATAGAAAAAATAAAAGCTGCTGTTGGGTTATTAGGACACGCATTAGCTCCCGGACCGGGTGGGAAAACTCCGGAAGAGCCGTTTAATTTTATGTCAAATAAAGAAGCAGAACGTAATTTAAATGTTCTTAATCAAATGAATGTCACATTTGGGACATTTAGAACTATGGTGGCATTAGCTAATGGACAACTAATAAATTTACAAAATACATTTAATCAATTAGCTGCATCAGAAGAAGGAACAACAGCAGAATTTGAAGATTTGAAAAGGCAAATAGAAGCAGCGGAATTAGTTGTTTTAAAATTAGAGGCGGTAAAAAGTGCAGTATCTACAATACAAAATGTATTTACTAATATGTTTATGACAGTTGGAGAAGGGTGGAAAGCAATGGGGGATGTCATAATAAATAGTCTTAAACGAATAGCTGCAGAAATAGCGGCTAAAGCTGTTTTATTTGGTTTATTGGACATTATATCTGGAGGAGGTTCTGGTGTTGTATCAACAGTAGCTGGTGGATTAATAAAAGGAGGTTTCTTTAAATTTTTATTAGGGGGAGTCGGTATGGCACAAGGGGGCACAGTCCCTCCTGGGTTTCCAAATGATTCATACCCAGCTGCATTAACATCCGGGGAAAGAGTTTTACCAGTAGGTGCACCTATACCTTCGGGGCTTTCAAGTGGAAATGGTCTTTCCTCTGTTTTAATTAAATTTGAAAATGGATCATTACAAGGTTATTTAGAATATGAAGGTAGAAAACAAAATTCATATATGTAGATATGGCATACGGGTTAAAATATAGGTCGGAATATTATCGTAAAAGTGGGGCACAAACTACTATTAATATTCTTGAAAAAGATTATAAGGATGCTGTAACTGATGTTCTTGCAGCGGGTGAGCCTTTACACGTATCATTTTCGGGGGATGTTAATGATATTTATAAACCAACAATAGGCACGGGAGCAACAATTAAACTTATTTCACAACCTATTATGTCACTC